TAGTGCGGCTAGTGCCTTGTCTTGAGCGCCCGTAACTATATTTGTTGCGGAACTTACAGTTTCTGTAAAGGCTGTTTGAGTTTCTTTCCAAACGCCTTCCCAGCTTGCTGAATTAACATCAATGCCGATTTTACCAAGACCCTTACCAATTAAACTTTCAGAAGTAATTCCAAGGCTCTTTGCAGCAGCGCCAACAGTTTCACCAAGAACCTTACCAACACCATCAGTTACTGTGCTGAAAAATTTAGAGGTTCGACTTGCCATAGTTACAGCGCCTTGAATAAATTTCCCGGCTGCATTAACCACAGTAGAGCCAAGGCCTGTGTACCCCGCCATAGCTCCACCAAGCCCTGTTAATCCCGCCGATAACATTTGCCCAATTCCCGGTAAAACAAGCGCAAGGCCAATCTGACCTATAATGCCAATCTTGTCCATAAACTTACCGACTTTTTTAAAAAGGCCTTTAATACCCTTTCCAACCTTCTTGACAACTTTTTTAATGCCAGAAAATATTTTTTTGAAAAACCCCATTATTACGGCCCTCCGAAGAAATTATCTATCATACCCATTAAACCATTAATGGTCGTACTTTTACTATTACCAGCAGCAGTTTCATTTCCTAGAGCTACAGCATAAAGCTGAGTCTTTCTTGTTTGATCATTTTCGTAGCTCTGTCGGAAATAGTTTGCACTGTCTCGTGCTTCTTGCCACATATTCTGTTGTTGTTGCATTGTCATAGCAAAAGCATTTTGAGCATTTTGTCTATTTGCATCATTTTGAGCAGCAGTTTCAGCAAGAGTTAGCTGCCTAGCCCACGCGGTATCCGCTTGAGCAATTGCTTGAGCATTGGCCGCATTAAACTGCTCTCTTGCAAATTCTTGACTTGCGTTAAATTGAGAGGCTTGAAGCTCCATTGTCGCATTTGCAATCCGTTCAGAACTTGCTGATCTAATTTGAGCCGTTTTAACCGCCGCACCAGCACTGATACTAGCCGCAGATACTGTTGCGCTTGCCGCAATGTTTGCAGTTGTGATCCTTGTTTCATTTTCTTTATCAACAAGTGTCTGCTGATTAATTGATTGCGCATTAAACTGATTCATAGTATTAATTTGAGCAGCGTTAAACTGAGAAATTTGTGCCGCCATGCTCGCATTAAACTGATCTACTTGGTTTTGACTTTGAGCATTAAACTGTGCCGCTGCATTAGTCATGGCCTGATCAGATAAAAGAGCCTGTTGCTTCATTTGAGCATTTAATACTTCAGTCTGCTGTCTATTACTTAGATTTGTCATATCCATCTGCAAGAAAGCAGCCGCGTTTTGTGCAGCAATTCTTGTTCTATTATCAAGATTAGCAAGATCTAAAGATGCAAGCGCCGTAGCATTTTGCATAGCCGCCTGTTGTTCAGCATTAAAATCAGACAAGATCATTGTTTGCATAAACTTACTATTGGCTAATTGAACCTGTTGATCGGCATTAAATTTAGCCATATCCATGTTAGCAACCATTGATGCATTCTGAACCGCTCGTTGCTGATCAGCATTTAGCTGTGCAACATTCATGTTAGATGCAATCTGTGCTTGAAGTAGGTTTGTTTGCATACGAGCATTAAGATTAGCAAGCTCGGTTTGTTGTGCCGCATTCAAATTTTCTGAGCTGGCCTGATTTAGTGCGCTCAGATTTGCAAGGCGCATTTGTTGGTCGTTGCTTAAATTTGCAAGTTCCATCTGCTGTTTAAAGTCAGCATTTTTAGCCATAAAGTCAGCAGCAACTTGCATCTCATTTAAGCGCCTAACATTTTCAGCAGACATATTTGCTGCATTTGTTTGGTACTCAAGCTGGAGATTTGCAAGTTCTGTTTGTTGCTCATTACTCAGATTTTGAGCATTCATCGCCTGTTGGTTTTGAACATTTTGGACGGCTGCTTGCTGTCTATTTTGAAGATTTTGAAGAGCTGTCTGCTGCTGTAGTTGAGCAGAAGTCATCATAGTTTCTTGTGAAAACTGACTTTGTAATACAGACATTTGTTGAGCTAGTTGTGCTGTTTGAGAACTAGCAGTTTGTCTATTTGCTGTATTTTGTAGCCTTCTCTGTGCCTCAAGATTTGCTGTCTGAACACGCGCTTGTTGTTCATTCGTAAGATTTAATGCAGACCGCTCTTGTAAGGCTAAAGCGTTTGCTTGCGCCATAGGAAGGGCAGTTTGAATAATTGCATTAAATAAAGCATCTCTTCCAATAGTAGAAACTTCTAAGCCTCGTTGTGCCATTTGTTGATTCATAGCATCAACTGCTGGCCTAGCCCACATTGGAATTTCTCCGTCTTCTAAGCCGCCAAGCAACGTCTCCATTTGTGAAGATACAAGAGCTTCGGTTGGCAGTGCGGCAACGGCTGCACGAATTTCAATAGGCTCGTCATCTAACTGGGCCTCAACACTTTGAGGATCTTCAACAATAGTCGCTGAAAGATCTGCTGGCAACGCACCAACTTCTGCAACCATTTCTGCTGCCGCGCCTTTTGCCGCTGTGCCTTTGACTGTACGCATAGAGGCTGCTTCATAGCCCACCATGCCAACAATCTCAGCAGCGGTTCCATCTGTTGCAGGAACGCCTGTTATTGCTTCTCGGCTTTGTGCTTCAGCTTCTGGCGTTGCAGAAACTTGAGCAAGCCTTCCAGTTACAGGATCTACAAAAGCATCTGCTGATAATTCATATTCAGCAAGGCCTGAAAGAGCAGCTTGCTCGGCCTCAAGATCTCGTTCGGCTGCAATAGCCCTTTCAGTTAATTCTTGCTCTTCAAAATCAACAATAGCTTCTTCACTTACTTCGCCTTCTTGCGCAGTTGCTTCTTCAACGTCTTCTGCAACTAAAGTAGGATCATAAGTTGTGGCTGTTACGTCTTCTGGCGCTTCTGCTGTTTGAATATCTTCAATAATAGTAGCATCACCAGACTTACCAAGTCCTGCCGTTCCTGAAACGGTTCCAGTAGTTGTTTCTGTTGCTGGGGTCAGCGGCTCTGATGTGACGGGAATGGCAGGGTGACCGCCAGTTCGTGGTACATCTGGTCTTACGCCACCTGTTTGTGGGTGCGGTTGCCTTTGACCACCTGATTCTTGTATTGACGGTGAATAAACGTCTTGGCCTCTAGGCGCTTCTTGCCGTCTTGAAGTCATGGTTCTTGGCCGTACCCTTTCTTCTTTTTCGACAGTTCGATCAAGAGAAGAGCCACCATAAAGGTTACCAATTACTTCTTTTTGTCTAGCTTCTTGTTTTCTTTTTTCTACATCAGGGCCAAAAGGCGTAAATTCTGCTTTAGACGTTTCCTTCATCTCAATAATAGGAGTTGTTTCTAAACCAGTTCGATCAACTTTTACAGGTGTATAGATTGCTTCCTCTGGAAGAGTGGCAGGGGGCGGCCCCTTTACTCCTGCTGCTGGATCATATGCGTCTGCAACACCATCACCATCAAGGTCTACATTAGGCGCAGGGCCACCCGTTTTTGTGGTTGTGGGTGGGGTTGATCCCGGCCCAGTTCCCCTACCACGGCCTGTATCCGCAGGAGAAGGGGCAGTAGTCCTTGGGGTAGGCGTAGCTGGTGTTGGCTTAGATCTAGTTTCAAGTACTATGTCGCCCATTGTAAGATCTTTAGGTGGGGGCGGTGTAGTCTTCTGCGTTGTTTTTGAAACGGGCTGTTTTACTACAGCAGAAGATCTTAAAACCTGTATTCTATTAGCTAGTTCTTGTGCAGGACTAAGCTCTACTTTATCCAGTGCCGTTCTAGCAGTAGTTCGCCTTTGTGGTGGTTTTCTTGTAGCCATTTATATTTTCCTCAGTACGACCAAATAGCAGGAGAAGGAAATTCATCATCTGCCATGTCTAAGTGTATAAAACGTCCGTTTCCTTTTTGATTTATTCCTATTCTTTTAATACCCTGCGCTAAAGCAACCTCAAGAACTTTTAAAGCTTTATCTCCTGTTACGGCTATATCAACTGCAGAGCCTGTTGTATGCGCTCCACCACGAAGCTTTGATGCTTCAATAGGATGCTCAATACATCTATAGCCAGAGCTAACAACAAAAGGAAAATTACATTCATGCCTAATGTTATTTAAAATCTTTAAAAATTCTTCATTAAATTTGTAGTCGCCGCAGTGCTGACAGCTTAACTCTTCTTTTGTAAAATAATTCATTCTTTTTTACCAGAACCCAAAAACAGTCCAAAAGCACCCGTTAAGGCTCCTGTCATTACACTGACTAAGCCTGCTTGTTCTAGGGTGGGTGTTGGTATTTCCATAAACCATTCAACAACACGATATGTCATAATGACCATCGCCACCATCAAAAGCCGTGGAACTACTCGCCATTTGTCTAGTTCTTCTGGTTTCATTTTTTCTTTAGCTGCATTAGTTTGTCAGCGCCCCTAATACCAAAGCTTGCGCTTACAGCCAAAAAAAGTAAGTATTGATACCAATCCGGTAAAGTATCAAGTGTATTAAAGCTGTCATGAACGCGAGCAACAATAGTGGGATCATTAACGACAACAGAGTATCCCAAACAAAACAAAGGGACTGCCAGCACAATCGTCCAAAATTCATCTTTCCAGCTTGATGCAGAAGCGTCAGCCATTTTGCTTTCCCAATCTGCATCATTCTGGATAACCTGTAACTTAGCTTGGTGCTTTGCTTGAGCCTGCTCATGTTTGTTATTGAGATAGCCCCCTACTAAGTTTGAAATTGGTGAAATAAGTGCTTGCCACATATTAGTTACAAGTTACTACGATTTGACCAGTTTCATTCGTTGTAACAATACAGCCACTTTGCTCATTAGCCAACATATCTTTAAAGTCGGAATTTATAATAGTTGCATACTGAACCCAGCTTTTTGTGGTTTCGTGCATACCAAGCAGGCCTTGAATACCAAGACTTTCAGCAGTTTCAAGACCGTTAGTGCCAAGTGTTACAAGGCCATCCATAGCGTTATTGCTTATGTTAGCTGCTACGTTAAGACCGTCTTCAGCCGTAAGCCCAACTTGAGTAAGGCCAGCTGTTGCAATGTTAGTGTTAGCAGTAAACCCTGCAGTGCCTAAAGTAGTTAGGTTATCCATGCCAGTAGTACCGAGATTTACCATACCGTCAATAAACGGAGTGTAGTCTACGTTTCCTACGGCAGTAAAGCCTGCACTAGAAATGTCAGAGAAACTGCCGTACAAGGCCTGTTGAGTCTGAGCATCAGCGGTTACTCGCGCTAGATCAACTTGTGAGTTGTAGCGAGCCATAGTCTTGGCTGAGTCTGCTTGCATCCACATCATACCAAGAGAGGTCACAGGAGACGCTAGGATAGACGCCCACTGGATAGCTTCTGATTGTTGGGGAATAGGATTAGCAGTAGGAGTCTGTGTTAGAGCCAAAGCCATTACAGCAGCACTAGCGGCCTGTCCATCTCCTGCAGCAGCGATAGCAGAAAGGGCGTCAAACTTGGCTTGTGCCGCTCTTGAGTTAGCCTCTGCTGCTTTTTGTACTGCTTCATAGTATTGACTTGAGCTAGATGCACAACCTACTAAAAATACTAATACTGCGGCTACTAAAATATTCTTCATTGGGTTTTCTCCTTTTCACCTAAAAGTTTTTTAGCGCGAGCAATATCATTCAAAAATGATTGTTTACAATGCTCTTCTTGCCACGCCTGAAAAATAAAATTTAGGCTTTTTTCTAGCTGCTTCCAACCCTGTTTGTCGTTCAGTCTATAGGCTCTTCCTGAGACTGACTCATTTGGATTATCAGACAGCAATAAAGCCGTGTTGATAAGTTGGCTTGTAGCATCACCAACATGAATCATATAATTTACAAACTTATTCATAATAACTCCATTTATTTGAAAACTTACTTAACAGAATATACCACAATAGATACAACAGCACTTAAAATTATCCAAAAAAATCTTTCGGAATTTTTAACAGATGTTGCGTTAGTAGCGACAATACCCGCTAGTTCTTTTATATCATCTTCTTGATCGTCCAGCCTTTTCTCGTGCCTGTCCATGCGCTTGAACACAGAAAGCATTTGCTCTTCAACCCGAGCAATCTGTGATACTGCTTCAGTCAGCTTGTCTAGCTTCTGCTCAATACGATCTAATCTGTGTTCGTCTAACATCATAATAATCTCTAATTATTGGAGGGGATTTGATAAAGCATCCATAGCACTCCAGAGATCATTAATCTCACGGGTTAGACTTTTGACTTCATCATCATATTTTTCTACAATAGCCGCTTGGTTTTGTACGGTTATTGCGCTCTTTTCAGATTCTTTTTCTGCTTCTTCAACACGATCACGGAGGTCAAGTAATTCTTTTTGCCGCTCCATAATTTGCTCTAGGTTTGTTCCTAGTTCAGATAGCTTTCCTTGAAGTCCTGATATATTTTGATCAGTGAGCCGTTGCTCCACAAGACTGATACGATCAGTAAGGTCTGTGAGGTCAGGAACCTGAATAGCATCCAGCCTTCCTTCAATACCATCAATGCGAGCAAAAAACTGAGAAGCGGCCCATATACCACCGCCGATACTAGTAGCCATAGACAAAACAATAGCAACCCAAACGCCTTTGAAGCTTGTGCCATTAACATTTAATTCTACTCCTTCCAGCGACACATTATCCTCCCAGACAGCTATCAACTATTGAAGGATCTTGGAAGAATGCACACGGGTTGTATGTTGGCCCCGTCTGATAGAAATTGCTGCTTTCGCCTTCTGTCAGGATCTCTGCGGTTGTCTTGAAGTATGTGTTGACCATTAGAACTGCAACAGTGTCCTGTACGCCTTCAAACCAAACCACTACCTCTCCCATTGCCGAGTCAAAAAACACCTCTGTAGCATCCGCATAGGTAGAATTGATGCTATCTGCCTGCTGATTTGCGCTGTCTATCAGGTCAGGGCTGTTAGCTACAGCCATAAATGCTGCCGCAGTCTGAGAGTTTTCTTCAACCGTAGTCAAAGTATCGTTGTAAAGATCAACCTCTGATTGCTCTAGCGTTACATCATTTGTTGCAATATAGTCTTGAACGGCTGCAAGAGCTTCACCATCTCCAGCCGCCTGTGCATCTGAAGCAATTTCATTAACTCTTACAACTTCAATAACCGCCGCTGACGCAGAAACATAGGCATCTACGGCTGCGCTAACATTGTTCATTGCCTGATTTGCAGCGTTATCAAAATACTCTTGAGCGCCTACATCAACTGTATATGTGGCGTTTTGTACAGCCGTTACAGCCATGTTATAGGCGTCTGCTTGATCATAACTAATAAGTCCATTATTTACTGTACCTGTCGGCGCAATACCTCCTATAGACGCATAAGAAGTCATACCACCTACTGCGCGAATACCATAGTCAAACGTAGACCGAATAGATGCGCTCGTGTTTACAAGGTCATCAATCTCCGTTATTGATAAGGCTGGTGCGGAAACGCTCGCTAAGGCTAACGCCATCGCTAATTTCTTGATCGTCATCTACTACCCCTATGTTTAAAACAAGATCATAAAAAGGTTTATTTTCTTTATAGTCTGGAATGAATAGTTCAGGAGTCCTTTTCATTGCCAGCATAGCTGCTTTGCCCACAACCAATTTACCGTTTACCAATAGTGGACAAGGTGTTCCTGATGTAAACATTGCTAGCCACACAGATGTTTCTTGACACATTAGAGAAACGGCTGCTATGCTCATTCCCATTTCTTTTAATGTTTTTGCATCTTTGCGACGATTACATTTATCGTCTTGAATGTACTGTCCCGCACTTACACCAAATACTACAAACTGGGCCGCGCCAGATTTTGACTTTAAACAAGTGTCGTTACCGCTACTCATTAAACTTGGTGCTACAGAACTATATACGGGCATTTGACTGCTTGATCCAGCACCATTATAAGTTTTACTATTATTTGTTGTATTGTTATTAGAGTTTACTGTGCTGTCTTGTGTGTTGGTATTTAAGTCACCTTCTTGATTATTTTGGGCGTCAGCGCCCAACGACAACAATAAACATAGCCATAGTATACGCTCCATAAATTAAAACTCTTTATTTTCATGCTAGGGAAAAGTTTACTACTAAGACAAGCCTTAAAGGATCGTCTGATTTTGGATAATCATTAAAATGAAATCTGTTTCCTTCAAAAATAATTATTTTGTCTTCTTCTGGTTCTATAGACTCTATAACGGACACATCTTTATAATCTTTTATTGTTTCGCCTGACTGCCACTTTTCATGACATAAATGAGTTGAGCCGCTAGTAGTGTTAAAATATAGAAGCATAACCAAATGCTTGTTAGTTGAATCTATATGAGGAAGGGTGTTTTCTAGTCTATCTGATCTAGATCTTGGAGTTAAATTTAAAGCTGATCTAAAAATTGTTCCTAGTTTTAAACCATTATACTCCAAAGTGCTTTTTACTGTATGATATACTAATCCAGCAGAGGGTGATTCTGCCCTTCCTTCTAAGTTGCTTTCATTTTCAGATCTATTGTGTATTATGTGATTTAATACATATGTATAGTTATTATTAATAATATCTTTATCGAACGTGCGTGGAGTCGGTTCTCTTAACTCCCAAAGTATATAATTTCTATCTGTATCTTGCGTGATTCGATTTTTAAATATAATATATGTTTCGTCTTTTGGGTTTTTTAACACCGCATAGGCAGGACTACTCATAAACGAATTTGCTCAATCCATCCAGTAGCAATATATTTTTCTCCCGACAAAGGTGGATTGCCTCTGTGAACATGAGTAAAATGAGCAGGCCATATAACAACCCGTCCTGTCTTTGGTTTTATTCTAGATGTTTGGTATAAAAATTCAGTTTCTCCACCTTCAAAGTCATCATTTAAATATAGCATAGTAGCTAAGACTCTTTGGGTTGTTCCGTTTGCTGTATTTTCGCAGTGCCAAACATGATAACCTTCTGCTGGTTTTGTTTGTTGAATATTAAAATATGAATGCCGCAGCTCCATATTTGTTAATTCTTCATATTTATCTGAATATATTTCAAAACAAGTATTGATAAGTTTATTGTATCCTGCAATGTATCCTAAATAGTCATCGACAGGTAGCATATAAGAATTTTCTTCGTTTAATACTCTTTCTCTTTCAAGAAAAGGCCAAGTCGAAAATCCGGTATCTGTCCTTGTATTTGCAATAGTCTCCCCGTCAGAGCTTGGAATTTTTTTGCGAGGAACCGCTACATTAGCGTCTTTTGCTATTTGAAAATACTGTAGTAGCGGATCAGTATCAAAATCTGTGTCAAAGATACCAATAAAGTTATCAATATTTGCTTCTAAAATTTTTATAGTATTCAAAGAAATCCTCCATTACTTCTGTCCAGAAACTATTTTTAGGGCTTCATGCCCTGTACTTGGCTGTGTATACACCAAAAGATGTATATTATCATTTAATCCTATATTTTCTTCTGCTTGTAATGCCTCCGTAGGTATTCTGTCTAGTATCCCTATCTCTGGAGAGTAATAAAGTTCTTTACCTTTTTTAGTTAGCGTTCTAACAAACGGCTCTTTACTTGAGCTAACTAATTGCATTCTATATATTATAACATTTAAATCTGGAAAAGTAGTATCTATATGCGGATAAATTTTGCAACCCTTTTTAACCCTAATTAATACACATCTTAATATATCAGAGTGTATTGCTGCTTGCGATAAAGCAAGCTCAAGATTTTCTAAAAGCTTTTGAAATACTGCATCTGCTCCCGCAGTTATGTGCTTTTGATATGTAGCGTTTTCAGTAATTTCTGAAGAAGGCGTTACTAGTGGGATACACTCTGCTTCTCTAAAAGGCCCAGAAGGATCAAATTGTTGTATTTCCCAAAGACTTTCTGAAAGCTCCCTATATTTTTTTATACTTTTATCTTGTATAGGAACAACTGAGTTATCTACAAATAGTGTGTCTTTGAAGGCTACCATAAATTTTTAAAGAGTATTTTTGTCTGCCAACATAAAGTCTCTGCGTTCAGCAGCTAAAAGACCAACAGAAATTAAATAGTCAATACCGCCTATAGTTTGTGGGTCTTGTGGGTCTACAAAAGAAGCCGATGCAAGATCATCAAGAAATATTTTTACAGTTGCATCTGTTTCAGCAGCAGCATAAATCGCTGTTTTTTCTGCAAGAGTAAACTTATTTCTAAACTCACCAACAGAATAGGATCTGGCTGCCGTAGCTAATCTTATGGCTGTTGGATCATTGGGATCTGGCTCTACGGGGTCAGGATCACTAACCGTAAGATTTTCTACATCTACAATTTTATTTAAAAAATAGTCTTGGTCTTGAGCTTCTGGAAAAAGCTCTACCATAGCATCTAAATCTAAATAACGAGCATCTAACTCTAGCACAGTATTATCGTAGGTTTCTGTTATTCCTGTAACTAAATTATCTGCTTCTCTTTTAATTAAAAATAGTGGCATTGTTTATCTCTCTTTAAGATATTTGAGTTGCTGAAAATTCGACGTAATATTGGTTGCTGTTAGAACCCGGCCAATTACCCCAGCCATTAGTGGAACTACCGTTGTAGTTTCTATTAAAATAACCCATAAGAACATAACGTACATTTGTACTATTTATAAATCTACAACTAGCGCCGTTATAATCACTATGGTACTCATAGCCGTAAACAGCGCCATCCAGCGCAGGGCCACTATTTACAGACATTCCCCCTCCATTAGTCGTAAGAAATGTTTTGGCAGTATTAACAGAAGAAATTGTCCATGTGTCATAGTCATTAGCACTATTTATTTGAGTCCGAGTCGCAAGACGTTGAACGCTACAGCTACTCAAGCGACTAGAAACAGTTGTATCAAGCCTGTTCCGGTATGTTGTTGTCCAGACGTTACTAGAGAGTGCAGTAGAAGCGGGAGCGCGTGAGCTAATACTAGTATCAAGATAGCCTGCTCTAGTATTTGTCCATGTAGCCGTAGAAAGGGCCGTGGACGAGGGCGCACGGGAACTTACAGTAGTATCAAGGTTGTCTAGGTTTCCTGCTCTAGTACTTGTGTATACATTACTAGACAAGGCTGTAGAAGAGGGTGCGCGGGTGCTAATAGCCGCATCTAAATATCCTGCTCGTGTGTTTGTCCATGTAGCCGTAGAAAGCGCAGTAGACGATGGCGCTCTTGAGCTAATAGTCGAATCAAGATTATCTAAATTTGTTGCTCTTGCGGAAGTCCACGTTGCTGTAGACAAGGCCGTAGATGCTGGAGCCTTTGTGCTTATATTATCATCTAAATAGGCAGCTTTAGCATCTGTCCAAGTAGCAGGATCAAGACCGCCTAAAAAATCTCTTAAATTACTCATATTAACATCCACCCTTGAGTTGCGTCAACGTATTCTAAAACGCCTGAAAAATAATCAACATCTAAAGTTAAGTCAGTAGCAGAACCCATAATATTACTAGAATTTCTGCCAACAGTCACTGAAGTAGTTGCAAAATTACCACCATAATCAACAAAGCCTACTTGATCTCCTGCGGTGGGAGAAGCAGGCAAAGTCATTGTAAATGTGCCACCAGAGCTATCTAAATAGTATCTGTTGCCTTTTACGGCTGTAAAGTTTGCGGTTTCTGCTGGTGTTTGTGAAGCCAAGCCTCCACTAGCTGCTACAGCATTAACCCATTCAGATCCATTATATGCCAACACCTGATCAAGCGCAGGACTTGTAATAGTTACGTCTGTAAGCTCTGAAAGCTCATCGGCTGTATCTACTTGAGCATCTACATAAGCTTTAATAGATTCTGCGGTTGCCAGTGTTGTAGCAGTAGCTGTAGCAAAAGTATCGTCATCAAGAATAGCTGTTCCAGACACCCCCGTATTAATTACAGGAGAAGTTAAAGTTTTATTTGTTAAAGTGTCTGTCGTATCTCTGCCTACCAAAGTATCTGTTGATGTTGGTAGTGTAAGTGTTCCTGTATTGCTGATTGAGCTAATAACAGGAGTTGTAAGTGTTTTGTTTGTTAGGGTATCTGTTGTATCCCTACCGACCAAAGTATCGGTAGATGTAGGTAGGGTCAAAGTTCCTGTATTACTAATAGTAGAAATAACAGGCGCAGTAAGAGTTTTGTTTGTAAGCGTCTGCGTACCCGTAAGCGTAGTAACTGTAGAATCAATAGCAACCGTCAGCGTATTAGTCGCACCGCTTGTATCAATGCCTGTGCCGCCAGCAATCGTTAGAGTTTCAGAGTCTAAGTCAATGCTTAATGCACCGCCCGTATCCCCTTGGAAGTCTAAGTCTTGGGCAGTTACTTGAGAATCTATGTAGGTTTTTATAGCCTTTGCAGAAGCAAGTGTATCATCAGAGGCTGAGACACTACTAAGGTCTGTATCGACCGCAGTAACACCAGTAGAAGTACCAATAATAAGAGTATCAACATCTGCTGTTCCAACTACTGTTAGTGTTGAGCCATCAAAAGTTAAATTACCGCTATCTTCTATAGAGCCAGCGGTTCCTGCAAGAACCACCCTACCTGAAGTAAGGTCGCTAACTGTTGCGCTGGCAAGAGTTGATTCTCCTGTAACTCCCAGCGTAGTAGATGCTGTAATACTTGTAAAGGCTCCTGTAGAAGCTGTTGAGCTACCAATTGCTGTAGCATCTATTGTACCGCCATTTATATCAGCAGTCGTTAAAACAGAGCTAGCAAGAGTAACAACACCAGTAGCATCTGCAATAGAGCCTGCTGAAGTACCGTCTTTTGCTTTGATGTTTGTAACTTCAACATTAGTAGTATCAACTGTTGTTGCATTTGCTGTTGTAAAAGTCGCTTCTGCTGCACTTGAGCCTCCAATTGTGGCTCCATCAATAGTTCCACCATCAATATCAGCAGTATCAGCTACTAAACTATCAATGTTGGCAATTCCGTCAATATAAAGATTTCGCCATTCTTTTGTAGCACTACCAAGATCATAAGTATCATCAACATCAGGAGTGATGTGTGAGGCTATGTCTGCGCCAAGAGTAATTGTATCGGTATCTGCATCACCAAATGTAAGGTTTCCAGAAATTGTAGCATTGCCCGTTACAGTTAAGTTACCGCCAACCGCTACATCACCTGTAGTAGTAATTGCATCAATATAAGCATTTGCCCAATATAGTGAAGTGCTACCAAGATCCCAAAGGCTGTCTGTTTGTGGCAAGAAATTTGAATTAACTGTAGCAGTTATAATCAGCGTATCTGCTGCTGCATTGCCAATTGTTACATCGCCAGAAAAAGTTGCTGTCCCACCAACATTAAGAGTAGTTCCAATCACTGCTGAAGCATCAACACTCAAGTCATCAATTGTAGCTGTACCATCTATATAAAGATTTTTGAACTCAAGTGAGGCCGAGCCAAGATCAATATCATCATCGGTTACTGGGACAATAGCCCCATCTTGAATGCGGATTTGTTCGACAGGCGCACTAGCTACTTCTACAAAGAAGCCCCAGCGGTTGTTGGAATCATCGACAACAATTTTATTATTAAAATCTAAGTCGCCAATTTGCGGAATGTTACCGCCTTCTCCAACAGTGCCATCATGTCTATGTCCGGTAGTAACTGCACTAATGCTAGAATAATTGAATGCATTTACAAGCTGATTGTATTCATCATTAAATAACGCTGCTGTAATGGTATCGCCATCTGCAAATGTACTTTGTCGCGAATAGTTTTGAGCCATTATTATCTCCTACCTGATGGCATATAATCTATATAAAAACCATTTATTGCATAAGGAAAAGATTTATCATCTGTTCTTAACCTTAAACTCATTGTATATCCAGAACCCTCTACTGCCTGTCTAACCATTGGATCATTTGTCCCACCAAATTCTGCCCTACCAAAAAGAGAAGTACCAAAAATTGCAGGCAGTGGAACGTGAGCTAAAGAATAATCTGCTGGCTGTGCAATTGCGCTAGATTTATAATCATATCTTATTCGTAAAGTAGGATCTACTTCACCTTCTGGCGAAACAGAAATTTTAACGTACTTTAAAGTTTTCTTTGTTCCGATATCTCCAAAATCTAAATCTGAAGTTTCGTATGTTGCAAAAATATTTTGTTCTACACCATCTTCTAGAAAACTATTACCAGTGTCGTGATTATAAATATAGCCATCTTTGTCACCATGATAAATAATTTCATCATTTTCATAGTTTAGTGTTGAAACTAAACCAAAGGCCTGTATACCTTGTGTTTCAGACCATTCAAAGTTTTGTCCAGTAAAGGTTCCAATAATCCCTCTGGCACTATTTCGGCTTTGAGCAATGCCAGAATAAAATAAACGATATTGAGACTTAGAGCGAACTACGCAGCTACTGATTTGATAATCACCAACTCTTTTGCCTATATCTCCAATAATACTTTGAATTTGTCTTGAAACTGAACTTAGCTCAACGTCTCCAATTCTTGCCGTTCCTGCAATTGTTCGTATACCGTCTGGACTAAGAAATAAAAGATCACCACCAATTTCTTGAATGCTGTAAGCACTTAAACAACCAATGTTATTTGTAACTTGGACAATTACTGGAGTGCCATTAATATCATCTAGACGGTGAATAGTGTTTTGACAAAAAATAAATAGAGAATCACGGAAGCTTTTTACCCCCGTAATTTTATCTGCAATTGATGCTGCTCCAGAACCTGTACCAGTAAAATCTCTATCGTCATTTGTTTTTGACCAGTAAACTGTGCTTGGCGCATTGTCAGGATCTACAATAATTAAATGTTTGTCATGAAGCTCAATAAATTGTCCAGCCGCAGGGTTGGTAATTTCTTCATAAACAAAAAGCCTTCCTGCTCCTGTACCATCAATATGAAAATGAGCTACTTCGTCTTTGCCTGTTGCGATAGACAAAGAACCATAAAGACTTGAAGTGTGGCCTGTAGGCGCACGAGTCAACACAAACTGTGCAGGATATTGATCTACGGCTTGATTGGGCCTATCTAGCTCTGTCTGCGAACTTAAATTAGCCTCTGTTACACCAGAATGACCAGTATCATAATTTACTTGAATCCAAGAGGCTCCATCTTCTGAATAATAAATAGAAGAGCCAACGACAACAACAAGCCCTAAAGCATACGGGTAAATACCTAAAATTGGATTTCCTGCTTCTGGCCTTGTTGCGGATGCTCCACCAAATGCTGTAAAGCCGTTTATGCGTCTATAGCCACCATCTGTATCAATTTCAAAGTTTGTTAGTTGGGTGGCAAACCCCGGCTGTCCCGTAAGTTCTAACGAGTTTAAATTTGTATTAAGACCACCTCTACATGAAAAGCTAAATGCCTGAGACATTAAACAAACCTCACGCGATCATCTTTTATATAATAAGGTTCAGGAACCATAAGATTAGCTTTCATTAATCTAAGGCCACGACGATACTCTTCATTAGCTAACGCCGCTGGTTGAATATTTTCTTTAAATTGATGAATATAATATCTTGCTCTAGAAAGCAAAACAGGCTTGTAAACATCTGGAAAAACAAGTTCGTCTGTATACGCAGATAATTCTGTTGGTTGATTATAGGCATAAAACCATACGCGATATGCTTTATCGGGAATGGGGCTAAGGCCAAACATTCTTCCATCAGGACTTCTAATTACTCTTTTAGGCTCGCCTCCGTTTGCAGCATCAGCATCGTCTGCATTTTCAGAGGTTCGATAATAATCTTTCCATTCTTCAATTGTAGTAAATCTTAAATTTTTTGCGGTGTATGGAGCGGCTTCTCCGCTTACACCCACAGTTGTCAAATAAAAATTATCCCAATCAACAAACCCATAATCATCTAAAAGAGAAGAGCTTGCTGGCTTTAGTTCATACCAGCGAGTATTTGCAACAGTTTCGACATAAGTATTGCCGTACATTGGATCGGTAGTGCCGCTTTCTGATACAGACAAAAAAGGCCATTGGGGTTCTTCTAGCACAATATCAAGATATGCACGATTGATGCAATCTTTTATATGCGCTTGTATCCCAAGAGCCGCTGAAAAATTAACAGAGGTTAAAGGAACCTCATTCAGCTCTCTTAAAAGTTCGTTTGTAAGTGTCAGATAATTTGTTGCCATTATTTTTTATGAACCTTCTGTATAGGGAAGTTCGCAGCTTTAGTAGCACCTTTGTGTGCCTTAAAGCCATCTTTTGGGTCTTTCATTAGTTTGAAGCTTTTACCGCTTTTCATCCAATGATAACCTTCAGGGGCGTTTACTTTCATTTTTTCTTCATTGACTCATTATGGTCTGGAGACATTTGCCCTGCTTCCATTTCCATAATACTATTGTAATCACGAACAACGCCACCCTCTGACATCATGTTACGCTTTGGGGCATACCCACCGCCCATATATGCAGAACGCTTTTCGCCGCCCATCATATAAGGCATTCGCTTTTTATTTTTCATTTTTTTCTTCCTTATCTTTTTTGCCAAATATTTTATCGTAGTTTTCTGAATATTTACTATGGTCAATCGCTCTGTATCTACCACGTTTATTTTCAGTAAGCTGCATTTTAAGTGGCTTGTTAGGAGTAGAAATAAGGGGCATTTTTTAATCCTTTAAAAAAGAAAGGGAGGGATATTTCACCCTCCCCACTACTATCTTAGTCGATAGTGTAGTAAGCACCGATCAGTGCTTCAGGACGCAGAACTTTAGCACCCCAAACGTGCAGACCGCGAACAATGTCACCAAAGCTAGAAGGATCACGGAGAACCTCAGTGCTAGTGATGGATTGTGCAGTTGCAACAGCACTCATGTGACCAGCCAGCATAAAGCCAGTAGCCGTAGCGGTAGAAGGCATATTGTTTGACTTGTACATGGAGAATCCACGCAGCTTGCCAGAACTTACCAGACCATTACGGATAGAGCCTTGACCAGCGTTGTAGTCTACTGACAACAACTTAGAAGAGCTTTGAGAAAGCGTCTCGTAGAAGTCAGGAGAAGCTACTACCCAGCGACCTTCTTCCGGTACATTTTGATCGTCAAGCAAACGAGCCATGCGAGCAAGAACGTCCAGAGGATCAGCTTCGCCAGAAGCAAAGCCCAAGTCGATAGAGGCAGTGGTTTCAGTTACGCCGCCAGTACCAGCAGCAGCATCAGCACCCATAACATGATCAGGGCCAGAAGCTGACAAGCCAGCCTGCATAATGCTGAATACGCCTTCGTCAAACGCATCACGCAAAGCATAAGCTGCTGAAGAAGAAGCTACTTCTTTGAAGTTGACATGAGACATTTTCGTTTCAATGTCATCGACAATGAACTTGAAGCCGTTCGCACGATCAACAACCAGAGTAAGCTCTTGGTCGGTCAGCTTGGTTTGCGTTACGTCTTGACCACGCTCATACTGATAAACAGTAATTACTGGCTCTTTGATGATCTTAACGCTATCACCATAAGATGCAATTTCACCAGCGTAGTCGGTGTTGGTTACAGCTTCACAGACTGATGACTTTCGGAAGAAGTTAAGTACCTTCTTACTATAGACAGCAGGCAGGAAGAATGAGTTAGTTTGACCCGCAACCGAGTTCGCAAAGTTAGCATCGGTATCAGTTGCTGGCTCAAAATATTGGTCACTTACGTTATAAGCCATTTCTATTTACTCCTAAAAAGACAAGTTGTTATTTTGCTACTCGTCCCTCGCGGATGGCTAGATCAATTTCCTCTTCGTAACGATCATATTCATCTACGGACATAGCAGCAATTTCCCGTTGTGTCCAAACTTTAGCTGTTTTAGGCTCAACACTTGTTGTTTTGGTTGATACCATGTCAGCAGCAGTGGACTTTGAAGGCTGTGACCGAGGAGAACTTTTTGTGTTAATTGCAATATTGTTTTCCATCTTATAAAGATCAATAGCACGACTTGCTAAATCTGCATTATCTGGGTTCTTATAAATCCAGCGTTGAATTTCTTCTGGCTGAACTTTTGCCCATTCATGAAACCGCTCATCACCCCTAATATCTTCAAAATCAGGGTGTCGTTGCTTCAATCTTTCTTCTGCGTCCCGCTTACTAATTTCTAGCTCGCGTTTTTCAAAAGTAGAAAGTTTTTGCTGTAGAGCAGAAAGCTGTTCTGCGCTTCGCAAATGTGCAACTGTTTCAACAGTATCATATAGATCAGGGTAGTCGCGTCTAAACTGCTCAAGATCTTCTACGCTTTTTGGCGGTTCGTACTGCGGAATTGCAGACCTTGCCATAGCTTGAAGCTCTTCTTCACGCTGTTTAAACTCAGACAGTTTCTGATCATAATGTTTTTTTAGATCATCATACCGCTTTTTATAATTTGTGCGAGGAGCCTTTTCTTTTTGAGGGGTTCCGTCTTCTTCGGAAGTAGCCTCTTGTGGCTCTTCAAAAAACAATGAATCTGCACTTGCAGTAGGAGGGCCATCTTCATAATGCCACGCCTTTTTCTGATTGTACGGATTCGCTTGCACTTCTTGTTCTTCACTCATGTCACTTCTCCTTTATGGGGCTTGTTGTCTTTCAAGGTGGCTGTGTTATTGCGCTTATTAACACAGGGTCTTGATACTACAAGGTGGCCTCAAGGTTATAATTGTAATAAGGGGCTAGAAAATTCTAGGTAGCCTTATTGGTTTAGAAGACTAGGCGCTTTGCTTGCATAGATCATTTGGCGTTGAATATCGTCCTGTTGCTGTTGATTTTCCTGCAACATTTGATTTTCAATATTTTTATCCATAGCATAATTTGTCATCAAACTACTTGATGGATCATTGTATGGACTGCCGTTTGCCATGCCGCCATAGGCTTTGCCTTCTCTTCCGTTATCATATTCTTGTTCTGCATTCTCCATCATTTCTTGGAGTTTATCAGCGCCAATATGATCTACGGCTTTTTTGGTGAATACAAATTCACCGTCCGATAACCTTGCGGGTATCGAATCTGACGTACCAGTTCCCGGCCCTTCAACTTCACCGGAACCTGTAAATTCGCTTGCACTAAGAATTACTTTATCTAAAATTTCTTCAAGGCGAGAATCATCATCTAAAATCTTAAATAAATATTCTTGTTCGTCCTGAGATAAAATTTCTGCTTTTACAAAGTCTACATAGTCTTCTTCCATATCTTCGTCTGAGTCCATTTTTTCTTCATACTCAGGAGGAAGAATAATAGCTACATCCATTTTACCACCTTCATTTTTTACTTCTCGTGGCCCCAATGTAGCTCCAACATCAGGAAGTTCTCCTGCAAAAATCTGAAGATCTTCGTCTGAAAGATTATCCATAAACTGACGAGAATCTTTAGCATTTAAGGTTGATACATATTCAAAAATTTCATCAATGTCATTAAACATTTCAAGATTTTGAGCAACTTCTATTGGCTCCATTCCGCGAGCCATTTCAATAGCATCATTAATAGGCGCTTCGCTCCCACCCATTTTTGCTCCTTGGGACTGAGGAAGTGCATCCATTAATTCTAGATATTGGTCTTCTGAAAGATCATCAAGTGCTTGCGGGTTTTCGTCTAAGATCTGAATAAGTTGTTGAGATGCTTTTTCTTTAGACACCATATCTTTTTTAGCAGCCTTCGTTTGTTTACCAACAATTGCTGCGACTAAATCTAAGACTGCCCCGCCTTTACTATATGCTTCACGCTCTGGAGGAACCATAATAGATCCTCCGTCACCAAAAACTCCACGACCCTTCAGAACATCTGCTTGAGTTACTTTACCATCGCCTGTTAGATCTGGGAATTTTTTAGCCATTATCTTTTTCCTTTCGTCTTTGATTTACTTGTTCTTGTAATGTCAGCAAGTTAGCCAGAGAACTCGCTTTCCCCTGCTTGCGGTACATTTCCTGTTCCGATTGTGCCACCGCCAGTGCCTGTAACTCCTGCATCCGTAGGTTCGATAGGTGTTCCTTCAGCGGCTCCCACATCTCCGGGTTGTTCACCATCGGGGCCAACTTGTTCGCCAGTTGCTTGTCCAACATTGTTTTGCATTCCTATAATTTGCGCAGCAATAGCCGCTTCTTCGGGATCATTAAGTATTTCATCAGGATCAAGATCCAAGCTATATGCAAGCTCTGAAATAAGCTTTGACATTTTAACAAATGGTGCAATAGCTGGATTTTGTGCTGTCTGAAGAAACATTGTCAATCGTTGACTTCTTACTTCCTTTTGCATCAGGCTGTTTGTACCCATAGCCCGAATTTCTAAATCACCTTCAGTTTTCAGTGCGCCTTCAAAGAACTGCATATTCCATTGAAAGTATGCTTTTCCAAGTGGGCGTAGCAAAAAATCGTCCAAGTTTTTTACAACAGTTTTAATGTTTAGGGTTGCTGCCCCAAGCAACATAGACATACCAGAAGCTGTTCGTGTCATGCTCTGCACACCCGTTTGACCGTGTGAGTAGCTAGGAATGCCTGTTTGTTCGTCTGCAAGCTGTCGAAACTTATCAAACATCATCATATTTTCTGTAGATGTGTTTGGAAACTTTACGCCATGAATTGCTTGCCCCGGCATACCAGACTGACGCCTAAAGACTTTGCCGGGATAAATTTCCATGCTTTGACCGCCGACAAGCATCGTCTCGTCTACGTCAAAAACTAATGAACCGCTTAACGCAAGATTATCAATAGCCATTCGTGCATGACCATTCATAATCTGCTGACTATCATTCATGTTTTCAGCAACGCCAATACCAAAGAAAGAGTAGGGGTTGCGCTCATAAGGGAAAGCATTATACGGAATACGCGCAGGCGTAAATGGATTTACTACCGCTCGCAATACTCGACCATTACAGATCCAAGCATTAATTTGAATTTCATCCAAAGAATCTATAGAGTCAGAAAGCTCCATCCCAATTTCTTTGGCATATTCAACATCCATCATTCCCCAATATTCTAAGACTTCAAATTTATTTGAGCCTAGCTCGCTCATGCGATTATCGTCTTTTAGCTCATACTCGTAGTCTTTCTCAGTATAGTTTGGCCCAAGCATAAGACAATTACGAATCTCATCTTCATTAAAATAAGGCATTTTACGCAATGCCCTAAGTTGAGACTTGTTTAGCTTATGTCGATGGACAACATACTCGCACTCATCAATAGAAGTAGCGTTGGGATCAGGGAAAAAATCCCAGATAGAAACAAACTCAATCCGAGGAACCCTGACAAAAATTGGATCATAGGCTCTTTCTCCTTCACTGTTAGACCAGCGGTGTAGAGTTTTGTTATGATTAAACGGCCCTTTTACAATTCCTGTACCAAAAAGAACTGCTTCAAATAAAGCATTTCTTAATTCGGTTGTACCGTTGGACTCATCAATCTGATCATGAATAAGCTTTTCCATATTTCTAGCTGCTTCAACCGCAGGAGAAATTTCTGGAATCTCTGGTATTGGAGATGGGCCTTCTTCAAAAGTTACCTTTTCGTTTGAAGTATAATCTTCAAAAATACCTTTACCGGAGTTTATTGTTGCTCCCGGCTTTAATACACGACCATCGCCCTGATATCCTAAATCAAAAGGATTAATTTTTTCTTCTTCTTCTCGCGCAGGAGCCGAACTCATTTCAAGATCGGGCTGTGCTTCTGAGCTTAAATGCATATACTCAGAAATGCCTTCCGGTAAAGTTGTAGGCGATACACCGATAGGAAATTTACCTGTACCAAAAATAACATCTACAAGCTGACCAAAAGCAGCAAGCACTTTAGTTTTAGTAACTTTAATAAATACCCGAGACTTTTCAGATTCTCTAAATTTTATATTTTTAGGATATATGCCACGAAAATTGTGGTAGGCGGTCATCCAACGATTCTCATCTGCATCACGCGCCATTTCAGCATCCACAAAACGAGCTTCAATCAGGCCAGCAAGATTTGATTTTAAACCTTCTGCAAGGTTTAGCTGCATCCCATCTTCATTTTCAACTTCTTCAAAATAGATGTTGTCTGCATTTTCAATAAATGTATTTTCAGGTTCTGACATGATTATCCTATTGGTGTTAGGCTTACAATACTATATATTAAAGTCCAGCCCGTTACAATACCTAAACTATAAATACCCCAAGTATTAAGAGGACGCCAAATTTTATTCTTCATTAGTAACCAAATGTTCCGTCTGCTGGTTGGTATATAGTCTCTCTGTGAAAGTCCCTTATTTGGCTATAAGTATCGTGTACTCGTGGTCTAGCCATAATAAGATACCGCAAAGCATCATATGCGTGATCTGATGCCTTAGTATCTACATCTTCAGGGTTACTTTTATCTAAAGGAATACTTTGAAGTTCGCGTATCAGGTTAGGACAAGTATTAAATATTTGTATTTTGGGCCTTCCGCTTTGCTGCAACTTTAAGTATTCGTGAATCTGTATTTTTCCTGCAACCCTGTTTTTATCTGCTCGTCTAAGCTTGTGTCCAGCTTTTACAAGCGTTTCTCCTACTGTCGGGCCTGTTTGCCCTGTTCTGTTCCAACAAGCTGTATCTAGTACGCCGGGAACACTTAATGGATCATTTAGTTCCATTTCAGTTATCATATGAGCTAGGTCAGTGCCTAGTAGACCTTTACGATACAATTCTCTATAAATTATTAGTGTACCATCGTCTTTGTCTACGGCTCCCCAGACACAAGCTGATTCTGAAGCATATCCATAGTCAATGCCTTTTATACGTTCCCAATGTAAAGGAATTTCAAAAGGCTCAATTACATGGAGATTGCGATCAAACTCTGTAAAGGCTGCACCTTCTGCAACCTCCCAATCTCCTTCTAAAAGCTGTCGCCGTTGTGTAGGTGGCAACGCCTTTAGCATTTGTTCGTAGCGTCCATCAGCAGCCAGAAAGGGGTTATCCTCTAGTCTAGCTGGTATAAACTTTCGCGTTAATCCATCTTTACCAATAAAAGACTCGTAGGGTGGAGATGGATCTATATATCTTTTCTTTACCCAATGCGCCCCAACACCACCGGGGTTAGCTGTACACCGCATATAAGGTATAATCTCTGGATCTGTTGTACGCAGTCGAGAAGCCAAGTAGTTCCAAGAAAACTCTGTAGCTTGGTGCGTAATCTCGTCAAACCCAATCCAACTATATGCTTGACCTTGGTAGCGATAAACATCTGCATCTCTCTCCAAGAATCCAAATTCTATTTTAGCTCCAGAAGGAAAGTTCCAAAGCTTTTCTACTTCTTTGTACTTACAACCGGGAAAGGCTTTCGGGTAGAGTTCCCGAGATTTATCAATTAGCTCTCGCAACTCTGGCATAGAACGCCGCAGGATTAAAGCCCTATGCGCTGCCCGATGAGCAAAGCGAAGAGGATCAACCAACATCGCATAGCTCTTGCCTCCACCAGCCGCACCGCCGTACAAAACATCAGTCTCAGAAGCAGCGAGAAAGTCTGTTTGTGGGCCATCGTTGGGCCTAAAGATGACATTCTCTTCTGCGACAGTCCTTAACGATTTGGGTAAAGCATCAGGAGTTTCTGTTGTTATTTTACCTTCTGCTTTTGCCTCAGTTCCCTCTAGCTTTTGCAGCGTCTTTTTAGAGGTGTCAAGTGACTTTTTATAGTTTTCTAGTTTGGTGCGTACCTGCGCTAACCGCTTTTCTTTCTTTCTAACGGTTTTACGGGCTTCAATCTTGGCCTTGGTTTCAGAGTGATAGTTATAACCACGCCCTGAAGAGCCTTTTGGCCTGCCCGTCTTTTTTCGGGGAGTCCCGTCTTTCTTTAAGACAAACTCACCGTTTTCATCCTGAACATAATTGTCAGGATTCAAATCCCAATCATTCATATCGGTCTGCAATCTTCTTCAGGCCCATATGTGAAATACTACGTCCAGTATCATATTCTAGCCACATAGCGCCCTCGCGTAAAGATAAAACTTTATTTTTTATCAGCGGAACGACTTTATTGAGGGCTTTTAATTCCTCTGGAACTTCTTCTAAAAATTCGCTGTTTTCTTCTTTTAGTTTATAACCAAAAGGTATTGTACTGCTAGTGCGCCTCTTCATAATCGCCTTCAATTACTACTTCTTCTTTGGCTGGTAAAATGAAAAGACCATTAGAGCCTTGTACGTTTATATCTAGTTTGTCTGTCTTGGCTAGTCCTACGCGGTCTAGGAGCGTCTGAGCGGCCTGTAGACGGACATTAGCTTGGGGTATGGGCTGTTCACTGTCCATAACCTCAACAAGCTTTAGAGCGGCTTTAGGGGCGCTTTGGGCTAATATAGTCTCAGCTAGTTCAATTATCTCTGTTTTTAGTGCTTTAACTACGGATGTATATGAGCCTTCAGCGTACCCCGCAAGCTCTGCTGCTTTTTTAGAGTCTCCACGACAATCAACAAGATGGTCTAGAAACGATTGTTGTTTTATAGTAAGTTCTTTTTTCATAATTATATATTATATACCTGTATTTAAATACTGTCAAGTATTATGTACATAGAGTTTTGGTAATAGTTGGCAAAAGTCTTGACAAAATTAAGTTTCATGGCTATAATAGATTATATGGCCCACCGGGTCATATATAGGTCAGTGCAGCGCCCTGCAACTACTTTTGGCTCACAGGGAGGATCAGTGAGACTTTAAAGATCTTTGAAGTGGGGCGACAATCTAGTTGACATTCAAAACCTTCCGAATTGTGCGTGAATGAGTATATATATACCCCCACCCCCCCGGCCACCTGCCCACCCCCATTCGCACACTTCAAAACTCTCCAGAGTTTTCAAAAATTATTCTGCTCCTCTCCCAGACTCCAAAGAATTTTAAAAAATCTTTAAAGATTTTTTAGTTCGCCCCGAGAATCTTCTAGTTTACGAAACTAGAAAAACTTTTTAGAGTGCAAAAATTTTTAGAATTTTAAAAAAATTCTAGGAATTTCAAAAACTTTTTAAAAATACTAGCAAGTATTTTTAGTCTCTCCGAAGATTCTCGCAACCCACCCCCGAAGCGCATCACACACTCTTTCACAACCGCATTATGCGCAGGGAAAGACGTTGACATTTTTGCTCCCCATCGGTTACTTTGTAATGGCCTTGGCGATGACCAAGGGCAACTTAACCTAGCAACGGGGCAAAGCCCCAGAGGAGTTTCAAATGTCTAACGCAATCCAATTCGACGCTACAGCCAATGCAACCGTCAAGCAGATCTACATGATCGGGTCACACTTTGCCAAACTCACAGGATCTAATCCGCAGGAAGTTTGGGGTTTGACTAAGCGATTCCCTGCCGCCATGATGAAGTGGAATGCAGAGCATTCTAATACTCCCATAACTATGGGAGACATTAACACTTGGAAGTCTGGGAACAAAGTTCCCGCTAAGTTTGTGAAGATGGTCACGGCTAAAAAGCCGACCTCTCCAAAGACTTCAAAGAAGTCTCCAAAGCCCGAGGCAGTCGCAAAGCCGAAGGCTTCTCCAAAGCCCTCCGAGATGCCCGTGGGTGATTTCAAAGATCACTTTGAAAAGATTACGGGCCGAGTCTTTAGACTCGAACAGGATATGGCAACCATGAATGCCAAGCTAGATATTATTATGGCTTTCGTTCAGGAAGATCCTGAAGCCTAATAATATTATGCAGCCCCGTTTCGGCGGGGCTTTCCAAGCCCTTCAAAGGAATAACATCATGAATAATATTATAACCGTAAAGATCAAGAATCATTATGGCGCTGAACATATCTATCCAGTTTGTCCCAAAGCCCACAGCTTTGCTGGCATTGCCGACACCAAAACCTTAACGCCTTACGTTATAAAATTAATTAAGTCATTGGGATATAAAGTAATTGTTGAAACCAACACTCCGAAGGAGCTTTGAAGATG